TAGTGTCTACTCCAGACAGACACTTAGTATTTTTTGGAACAGAAACAACCATTGGTACATCATCTACACAAGATCCTATGTTTATAAGATTTTCATCTCAAGAGGATATTAATACTTACACACCATCAGCAACTAATACTGCAGGTACCCAAAGGCTTGCAGATGGATCTAAAATAGTTGGAGCTATAAGAGGTAGAGATGCAATTTACATTTGGACTGATACAGCATTATTTATCATGCGTTTTGTTGGTCCACCATTTACTTTTTCATTTCAACAAGTTGGTACTAACTGTGGACTGATAGGACAGAATGCAGCTGTAGAGGTTGATGGTACAGCTTACTGGATGTCAGAGAATGGTTTTTTTAGATACACAGGTAAACTAGAATCACTACCATGTTTAGTTGAAGATCATGTATTTGATGATATTAACACAATACCTAAACAACATATTAATGCAGGCTTAAACAATTTGTTTGGTGAAGTTATGTGGTTTTATCCTAACTCAGGATCTGGTGTAGTAAGTAGAGTTGTTACTTACAATTATCTAGATTCAAGTCCCGAGCGACCAGTATGGACTAGTGGAACATTAGCTAGAACAGCGTGGCAAGATTCTGCTGTATTTGGTAAACCACACGCAACAGAATACGATGAAGATGGCACAACTGCAAGCACAGATACTAATTATATTTTTGGTAATCAAGATGGAACATCAACTTATTACGAACATGAAACAGGACTAAACCAAGTTAAAGAAGGTCAGACAACTGCTATTGCTGCATCAATTGAATCTGGAGATTTTGATATTGGTCAACAAGGACTCGCTGGTGATGGTGAGTTTATGATGAAAATAAGAAGAGTCATACCAGACTTTTTATCACAAACAGGTGATGCAAGAATAACATTAAACTTAAGAGATTTTCCAAATGATACAGCAGCTAGTTCAACGCTTGGTCCATTTACGGTAACAAGTGGTACACAAAAGATTGATACACGAGCTAGAGCTAGATCAATATCATTAAAAATAGATAACACAAGCACAAGTCAATTTTGGAAAGTTGGGACTTTTAGAATTGACTATCAACCGGATGGTAGAAGATAATGGCAAGAATAGTACAAGCATTAACACAACCTGCTAAAGAATACGATCAACAAATTCAACAATCTTTTGTAAGAGATGTGGATAGTATTGTGCAAAAATTAAACAGCACCTACCAACAAGATTTAAAAGACGAATCAGAAGCGGAGGCTTTTTTCTTTGGCTAATTCATTTGTAAATAAAAAAGCAGATTTAACATCTACCTCGGCTACTACTATTTATACAGTGCCTTCAGCAACAACTGCTATCATTAAATCAATATTAGTATCAGAAGACTCTGGAAATGCAGATACTATAACGGTTACTATTACCGACACATCAGATGCTGTATTTAGTCTTTTTAAAACAAAGTCCATATCTGCTAATGGCACATCAGAATTATTATCAGCACCTTTAGTATTACAGGAAAGTGAAGTATTAAAGGTTACTGCGGCAACAGCCAATAGACTACATGTAGTCGTCTCAGCCTTAGAATCTAAGCCTAGAGAGGTTACATCGTAGCTTGATTTACTTGTAAAAAACAAGTATTAATGTAAATTCAGGTGCAATCCCTGCCTTTTTAATATAATAAAACAATTGACATATGATAAACAGAGCAAAGATGCCAAGACAACTGCGTGGAAAAGGTGGAATAACAAATGTTACTCCAAGAACAAATTACTTTTTAGGTGGTATTAAAAAAAGAATTAGAAAACTTATACCTAATGAACTTGCAAGTGTTGCAGTTAAAGCTGCACCATTTGTTGCACCATTTAATCCGGCTATTGCTGGATTGATGAGAGGTATAGGTAGATTTGATCAAAGAGGTAGTATTAGTGATGCACTTAAACAAGGTCTTGCTACAACTGCGTTTGGAGCTGGTACAAGATTTTTAGGTGGAGCTGATCAAGTAATGGGCGGTGGATTAAAAGGTGGTTTTACATCTCCGTTAAGTCAAGAGCGAACACAAGCAATAGGTAGTTTATTTGATAAAGGTGGCGGTGGTAAGAAAGAAGCTGCAGAAAAACTTGCAAAAGATAAATCAGGTATTTTGCCAAAAAGTATTTTAGAAAAAACCACTATGAAAATTCCAGGAGTAAAAGCATTACCTAAAATTGTACAAGAACAATTATTAACAGGTGGTATTACTGCAGGTGCCTCTTTACTAGCAAGTTATTTTCAAGGAGACTTTAGAGAACAAGAGCCTGGTGAAACTATGGAAGATTATTTAGCTGCTAGAAGAGAAACAGTAGGTCAACAAATGAGAACTTATATGGATAGTTATTTTAAATTTGACCCAGAGTATTCTGCATTAGATGATGCAGGCAGAAATGCATTCGTTGCAAGATACAATGTTAGAGATGGTGGTATGCCAACAGGTATTATGAGAACAAATAAAGCAGGAGTTATGGAAAGAGACTACAGAGATAAAGGTGGTTTTGTACCAGTAGGTATCAAAGAAAAAGCAGATGACGTACCAGCCATGTTATCTAAAAACGAGTTTGTAATGACGGCTAACGCTGTTCGAGGAGCAGGCAACGGGAGCATTGAAAAAGGAGCACAAAGGATGTATGATACAATGAAACGATTAGAAAAGAGAGCAGTGTAGTGGAAGAAATTTTAAAAGCATATATGTTAGCACAACAACGAGAACCAAGTTCTAGATTATCTGAAGGAGATATTCAAAGAGCAAAAATGCAAATACCAGCCGATACTACTGGAGGAAAATTTTCAAGTATTTTTGAATCTATAATGAAACAAAAAGGTGAAAAACAAACAGGTGGTGTATTAGGAGCAGTTGCAGGAACAATTAAACGTGATCAAGAATTTCTAAACATGTTAATGAATGATGTTGAAGGTAAAGTAGATGATGAAACTAAAAATTTTTATTACAAAACTATAATTCCAAGATTATTTGAAGCTGCACAAACAGATGCAGAAAAAAGAAGATTAAAAATGTTAGCAGACGAATTAGGTGTTGATGCATTTGCAACAGGTGGAAGAGTAGGTTATCAAACAGGCGGTATAACAGAAACAAGAAATTTACCACCAGAATACGTAGAAGCATTAGGTAAAACATATGCAGCAGATCTTGCAAGACAAGCTGGTATACCTAGTATTACTACAGCAACAACTCAACAACCAGGTGAGACTGCAGAACAGTTTGCACAAAGACAAGCACAAGCACAACAGTTTCAGATTACAAAAGCTGGTATGGCTGACCTTGCGCCAACAGTTGAACCTGAATCACAATTACAAATTGATGCTAGAACACAAGCAGTAGACCCAACAACAGGTCTTGGAGCATTTCAACCTTTTCTAACAGAAGCACAAACAGCTGCAACAGGAGCAACTGCATTAACAGGTCCTATGACAACTGCTCAAACAACAGCTTATATGTCGCCGTACCAACAACAAGTTATAGATGCAACATTAACAGAATTTGATAGACAAGCTCAGATAAGACAAAACCAACAAGCAGCAGCAACACTTGGTATACCAGGTGCATTTGGTGGTGGCCGTGAAGGTGTACAAAGAGCAGAGTATCAATCAGCGAGTGACAGGAATCGAGCGGCTATACAATCTAATTTATTACAACAAGGTTTTCAACAAGCACAAGCTGCAAGACAACAAGATTTTGCTAACCAAATAGGTTTATCTAATTTACAATCAGGACTAGGAGCGAGAGCCCAAGACTTTGCAAGAGCACAAATATCTGGTCTTGGTACATTAGGCGCACAACAACAAGCTCAAGCACAAGCAGTTCGTGATGCACAAAGACAAGCAGCACAAATGGCAGTTGATGATCCAAGAAGAAGATTATCAATGTTAGGTCAAGGTGTAGCTGGTCTATCAGGTTTAGGAAGTGTGCAAATATCTCCAGCTGACGTTGCACCACAAGCTAGTCCATTAACAACAGCTTTAGGTTTAGGTTTAGCGGGTGCTGATATCTATGGAAGGATATTCAAGTAATGTCTAGAATATTAAAACGACCTATGTTTAGAAGAGGTGGATCAACTAATACAGGTATTATGTCTGGTCTTGTTGATAGAAAAAATTATCAAAAAGATGGCTTTGTAACAACTATTGGTCAAACAGCTAGTAAATTAACTCCTGAACTAGAAGCCCTACTAGAACAATACACACCTAAAACAAGATTACCTATTGGTGAGTTTGGTTTAAATCTAGCATCAGGTATGACACTTACAGATGCATTAAGAGATCCTTATAAAAGATTTACAAGAGCTGACGATGCAAGAGAAGCAGCTATTAAAGGTGGTGCTGCTAAACTAGCTATTGGTCAAGCTTTGAAAGTTCCTAAAGATAAAAGAACAACTGCAGAAAAAAATGCTGATGCTTTAAATTTAACAGGAGATGATCGTGCAGCATATATTAGAGGAGCTACACTTAAGACTGAAGCTGCTGCATCTGGTCTTCAAAAAGAGGGAGTTGTTACAGGAGGAACTGCTAGAGATAAAGTAGTAAAAGATTTAAGTTATGTTAAAAATATTAGAAGACAAGCTGATCTTATTAAAGAAAAAATTAAAGAAGATCCTACTTTAACAGGTGGTGTTGGAACTATAAGAAGAGGTGGTAATCAAATAGGAACGTTATTAAAAGATTTAGGGTTTGATATAGGAAAAATTTTACCTGAAGGTATGGGTAAAGAATTTATTTTTGACCCAGATATTCCAACTATAAAAGCTCTAGAAAATACTTTGGCTGCTGGATATGCAAAAGTTTTATATCCAGGGCAAAAAATTACAAATTTACAAATTAATCAAGCTAAAGACATTATTAATTTAACAGGATTTACAGGTTCTGAAGAAGTTGCTAACAGAATAGATCAAATAGCTAAAGAAATGGATATTTTTATAAACTCTAATGAAAGTTTATTAGGTATGAAAGAAGAAAATAAAATTCCTAAGTATGGTATAGTTAACGGAGAACTTGAAAGGATTGATTAAAAATGGCTACTATTTTCGTAGAGGGTTTAGGTAATATTAAGATACAAGGTGAAGTTCCTACAAAAGAAGAACAACAAACAATTATGGATGCTTTAGGTGGAACTGACGATCCAATAGCTCTTCCATCAACAGATATAGAAGATCAATACTTAGATAATATCCCTGATCCCGATGTGGAAAAAGGTTTAGAAACTGAGACAGCTATTCCTGAATTAATAGACCCTAACTTAGCAGAATTAGGTAAACCAAAAGGTTTAGAAAAAATTGGTGGTAGACCTACATTTGAAGCTGTGGGTGCTATTGGTGGTTCAATACCAGGAACATTAACTGGTAATTTACCTGTTGCTGTTGCTGGAGGGACTTTAGGCTCCATGGGCACAGGACAATTATATGATGTCTTACAAAGTGCGATTGTAGATGAACCCACTGATTTAGAAACGCAAGTAAAAAAAGCAACAGACGATTTTAAAAGAGAAGCTACTTTACAAACTTTTTTTGCTAAAATACCTGGTTTAGGAACAAAAATAAAAAGTCTTGTATTTGGAAAACC